ACAGAAGGTGTGCGTGACAGGTGCGAAGCGCCATCGAACAGTAGCGATTGCTCAAGGAGGTACGCGGCAGCCGTGGAACTGACGATGCCAAGTGGAATGGTGTGAAGCATTACGCTACCCCGCCATGGTTCCCCATCAACAGCCATGTGTCAGTAGCGATCTTCAAACAAGATACTGCGCCATATTGCGCTGCGATAGCGCCTGTTCCCGTGCTGACGCCGTTGACTGTGACGCCCGACCCGCCTACCACGCTCGTTACTCCCGCGGCCAACATCACAATGTCAATGCGATCTCCAACGGCAAAGGCAACTGAAGAGTTTGGTGGGATCGTTAGAGTGTTTGCAGACGCATTGCTCATAGTCACAGTCTTAAAAGCATCACCAATTACCAAGGTGTATGTCGTCCCTGTCTGAGCATTGACCGTGCCTTGGACCATTGACGGCACGATAGAATCGTCTCCAATACTGACAACACTGCCAACTTTCGTCAGACCAGCGCCAACAGTAATCTGACTCATCTGCACCCCGACCCAATTGTCCGGGCTGTTATCGTCGGAGACAAACTGTATTTGTGCGTTGACATCGGTGATCGTGATGTCTGACGCTGAACCGTTTAATGTGTCAGAGCCGCTGCGCTGGAAGATCAGGCTGTTGGAAGCAGATGTCTTTTGAAAAGCGTACTTCGTACCTTCGGCAGTGCCGATTGCTGGCAATGTAACGGTGATATCGTTGGACGATGTGTCGCACAAATAATATGTACCGTCGGCTGACAGTGCTGGAGATAACGCCGCACCAGTTTGGTTTACGACCGTAGAATATATCTGGCCGCTTGCAGCCTGTGCCGCAGACGCCGCAGCGTTCGCAGCGTATTTTTTAGCGGAGAACTCACCACCTGCCACAACTGTATCTACGTCAAACGACGCGCCACCCAAGGCCCATTGCTTAGATGACCCTGTTGTAACCGTAGTACCTTGGGAATATTCCTTGGAAGAGAACTCTGATGTATCAACCGCTGCACCTGTGCTCGTAGCCCATTCTTTGGCAGCACCGCGAGCGCTTGTTGTCGTTACACCTGTGCCGCCGACTGCCCAAGCCTTGGAGGCATAGTCTGAGCCGGTTACAGCGCCGTCAATTTTTGTGGCGTAGTTTGCTGAGAGTGTTGCGCTGGCCCCTGTGGTAACAACATCTGCGTTTGTAAGGACTACATCGGCGGCCGCTGCGCTTGCACTATTGGCAGCATTGGTTGCATAGGTCTGGGCTGTTGTAATTTGAGAAGCAGTTGGGCCAATCTCTAAAGCGTTGCCGTCAGAACTAAATACCAGAGCTTTGCTTGCGCGATCCGCTGCCGCCTCAACAACTTCCGGTGTTGTGATCGTCGTTGTTTTTGAAACTTTAAAAGTTCGATCAAGCTGTTCTTGCAAACTTTGCGTAACAAAAGTCAGACGATCTAATGCGTCTTCGTGGTTCTCAGCCGCAAAAGTATCATTTTCGACGTAGTCAGTACTTTGAGTTAAAGCTAGTGATCGTCTGATTATAACAGATGTGCCGTTTGCTGGCGTGTTGCCAGAAGTAAACGTGACATTACCACCGCTGTCTGAACCAGCGCCACTCACGTTGTAATGTGTTGAAAGTGTTTTTATCGTCTCTGTGCCATCGGCGGCGCGGCTTATAACTTCCAGGTCAGCGTCTGCAAATATTTTAAAGTTATACGCAAAAACTGTTGTTGATCCGTTTGCTGAAAAACTTGCTTTGTTTGTTAACGATGAAACTGTCATGGGTTGTCCTCATAATTTTCTAAATCTTTTTTGATTTTTGCTTGCTCTTCTTTAGCAAATCCCTCGATAGCTTTACGCAAGCCGTCACCAAGTTCTTCGTGCATAATCAATTCTTGCTGGGCTTTTTGCCTAGCCAAACGCCACTTCAATTCTATTCGACTGCGAATTGCTTCTTTTAATGTGTCATTGTTTTCTGCACGTTTCATTTGCTCAACGATTGCAGGTTCAGACACATATTCGTTAATCAATTTCCAACCCAAAGAATGCGCGCGCTTTTGAAAGAAATATCGTTCATTGTCGGTCAGCCCCAATGCACCGATGTTTGGCACATTGATTGCGCTAGGTGCCTTCGGCAAAGACACAGTTCCTATTTGTTCGATAGCTTTTATAATTGGTGAATTTTTAGACTTTGACATATACACTGGAGATATCGCGTCAGGACCAAGCGCCAGGTTGTAAGACTTTGTTTCTGAATCATAGATACCTGAATGAATGTCTTCCCCAGACAAACCAACTTTTGGTTTTAAATCTTTAGACAAGCCTGGCACTTGTGATTTTAACCGCTCTACAAAAGTTTTGGCATCTCGCATGACAGGATCGTCCATCCGCTCGACATAACTAACAAATCTCGGCATGACGCTCGAACCTAAGTTTTCAAAAAATTTACCAGCCTTTCGAGGGTCTGAACTCATAGCTACTAAATCTGAAAAACCTTGCATAAAAGTTTTGTTGCTCACGTTGTATAAAGTTGCCCCAACCATTGCCCCCATCAAATCATTGCCATCAAAATTTTCATCTTCGGTATCTGTGTTCATTGTAATTTCAGAACCATCAGCCCAGAGGCCAATTATGGACGACAACGGTTCCATACCAGCGTAGCTGTAATATTTACCTGCTACTTTTATTGAATAAGGTTGCCAACCGTCTGCGTATAAAATTTCTTTCTGTGCAGAATTTGCTGGCCCGCCACCTGTTATATCTCCAGTTGCAACCAACGTAGCAACAGATAGACCAACGCTAGTAGCTAATGCTATTCTTGCATGAGCTTCATCTTTAGCTTGACCACCTTGCTCGATCATCGCTTTTGAGTTGCCCCAAATATACCCAAGCGGCGATCTATCCAAAAAACTATACTTTGAACCGTTGTAAGGCGTTTTTAGAAATGGCACCGCATAGCGCACCATCGGTATGCGCTGAATGGTTTGCAAAGCTCTTCCAACGCCATCCATATCAGTTTGAAGCGTTTGGTATTTCGCTGCCGCATTGGCATTGTCCATCATTTCTGGCGTTGGGTTCGTAACTGTTTCAGCGATAAAATCTGACAAGTCACTTTTTGACAAACCGCGCGCCTGCCCTTCTAAAAAGGCCGTTTCATAGAGCTGTGAACGTTGCGCGATAACTTTAAAAAACGTATCGCCAGCCTCAAGCGTTCTAAAACTGACACGTCCAAGGGTTAAAATATTTCCAAGTATGTCAATTGATGTGCCAATAGCACCTGTTTGCCCAAAGGCTTCTCCTGAAAACGCTGGCGCGCTACCCTCTCGCGCCCGGTCAATTTTAAATCCTGGTATTTCAGATGATCCCATATTTGCAAAGCTATCAGCACTGCTAATAAATGCTTCGCGCAATGTCATCATCTGACTAAAAAGCCTAGCTTCTAATTGACCGCCCGTGAATGCTTCTTGATCTGAACTTCCAAGAAGTTGTGTCCTAAATTTTCCAATCCCTACCGCCGCTGCGCCTTCAAGCGTAGGCAGAACAAATGTCCCCAGGACACCGCCAACGATATTTTTGGTTTGCGTAATTGGGTTTGTTAAAAGTGCGTGTTGCCACACTTCGTAAACAGCGTTCCACACTTTCTTGCCCAAACTGCCCCGCACAAAAGCTGCTTTTTTGTTAGGCGATTTTGTATTTTTATAAAGCGATACAATTTTTCTAATGGCGTCTGGACCACCATGCTCTTGTAACATAGCAGTATAATCTTGCTTGCGAGCTTGCTCACTTAATTGCTGGGCCATCATAGGATCGTTAACACCATCGTACAATTTAGCCGGAACATTGTATTGCCCAAGCGCTCGCGCAATTTCGGTCTGACTACCCTTCACGTTCGCCTGTAAATTTGCCACCAGCTCCATCTGGTATCTAAAATTTAGTAAATCCGCTTCACCGCCGATTTCGGCTGCATCTGCAAGACCATCTAATTTTCGCATTTCGCTAACAAGCAAATCGCGCGCAGCCAAAATCGTTTCTGCAAGACCTTGTCCTTCGACATAGATAACGCCGCCCTGCTTCCTATTTAAAATTGCGTTCGCAAGCTTGTTGCTGTCTGCTCCGACTAGGTCAGCTAATTGCCTCGTCGCCTCGCGAGTAATAACGCCTCTTTTTTCTTCAGTAATCTTGCCAGCAAATGTTTGCGATATAGCTTCTAATCGCTCTTGAATGCCATCTTCATCGGGTAGCTTTGTTGAATTAAAATCAGACAACCCTTCAGACAGCAATTCACTTCTGTTTTCTGGCGCGTTCATTACTGTATTAATTTGTTCGTCGTCTACAGTAAAAAACTTATTGTACGTATCTTCTGATACAAATTGTGGCGGCACATCATCTGCTTGAATTTGCGGCGCAACATTTAATGGCGCTGGGTTATCAAGTGGTGAAGTCGCCAACGGCGCATCCATGTCGTCAGGAGCAATGACAGGCGCAGCCGTTGGCTCGGCTGGGGAAGAAGGTAAAACCCCAGCCTCTTTTTGTTGTATCTTCTGACGAGCTGCGCGAAGCACATCATCTTCTGACTTCGGCGCAAATTCTGGCATGTCGGGCAGAATTTTCTCTAGTGCTGGTCGCACTTGTTTGGCTATTTTTGATGGAAACTTGCCCATTGCCATCTGCACGTTGCCTGGCTGTTCATCAAGCGGTTCAGACACGCCTCCGGCCCCCAGCAAAGAATTGCCGAGCTGTTCGTTTTCATTTAATGCCATTAAATTTCCAATAAAAAACGCCGCTGGTGAAGCGGCGTTGATAAAGATTTATACCTTATTTTAAGGTGACTCGCTACTCTTTAGTTGTGTCCATTGGCATGCCGCCACCTACAAAAAGGCGTTCAGCGCTTGATGGTTTCTCAAGGGCTTCCATCTGTAACTTGATCATTTTTGCTGACCTGCTCTCCGCGCCATTTCGCTCGACGGCCCTGGCGTACACTTCCTGTAAGCTCGGCATCATAATCTCCTGCATCTCTAAAGAAAATTTCAGTGTCATACTCAGTATACTGTGCAGAACTGACAAAGTCCATATCTTCGGGTAGTAAATCAACAAGGTCTAGAATTTTATCAGTTGCTTCTTGCGAACCCTTTTGGCCTTTTTCTGCAAGCTCTGGGATGTATTGCAGCCGGACGCCAACAAAATTATCAAGTTGTTCGCCGCCTGCTTCCATTTGAGCTTGTCGCAAATCTGTTGCAAAAGTAAAACCAACATCCACTTTTGTGGAATTTATAAACTCTGTAACTTTATCGACTTCTTCTTCTGTCAGCACTCGATTAAAATACACTTCAAGGCCAGGGTTTGCATCTTCAACTGTACCTGGTGCAACAACTTCGCTAAAGAATGCACTTTCTTGATTTGCATCTTTTGCTTCTTGCACCATCTGCCGGACTGCATCCTGCGGGTCGTGATTTTCTCGCGCAATATATTCAAAGTCTATTGCGCGTTCATCCCAAATCTCACCTTTGGGGTCTATGTATCTTCCCTTTGTTGGTGTTGCGCGCATCATAATAACTGTTGGGTCAGGATTAATAGTTTCTAACATGCGGCCCTGCGCTGCATTCATTCTTTTGTCAGTTGGTATCTTGCCTTTTTCTTGCAATGAAAAACCACCTAACAGCCTACGGGCTGGAACTTTTCTTTCAAGCACTTGTTCTGCTTCTGCGACAACGCCTGCACGTTTTTCAACACGCTTATCAATACGCGGCTGAAGATTTTCAAATTTTGAAATATTTCGATTTAGTTTTGTTATGGTCGCTTTAATTTCTTTAACGCGCGCCAACGCTAAATCTTTGTCTTCAATATTCTCATTCGCCATAACAAAATTTCTGCGCTTGGCTAATGTCTCTTCTGCAATAAAATCCTCGTAGTTTTTTAGCTCGGCAACCGATGCTTCGTATGCCTCAATATTTTTTGGATCATTTAATTCCTGTTCCAATTTTTTTCGGTCAGACTCACCAGCGGTTGACGATAAAGTTGATCTGGCAGACTTCACACCTTCTGGATTCCAAACGCCTGCAAAGTCAGCTTCCGTTTCAAGTGAGCCGCCTTCGCCTGCTTTTGTTGTCCAATTGTTTTTGGTCCAGATTTCTTTTTCCATAAACCAGACGACCGCTTGCAAATCGTCGTCATTAAGTTCTATGCCTCGCTCACGTAACTTAGCAGTGGTTTCTCGATACACGTCTTGTCCAAATCCAAACTCACCATCTGGTTTTAATTCTTTTATTTCTTTGCCGTCTGGCCCTTGCGTACTTTTTTCAGCCATAGCGCCGCCAACGCCTTGCTCGGCTGGCACTGGAATTCTGTCCAGACCTGCAAGTCGGCGCAGGTTCCTTGCAGCCCAAACATCAATCGTTGCGTAATTGCTGAAGCCAATGAGATTGCCAGTGAAGTTTGGAGTCTTTGGAGATGATCCAACTTTCATGTCTCTAAACAAACCGAGCAAAGCTTGCATGGTTGCTGGGCTGTTCGCGTTAAATAATTTGCCCGTTTGTTTTACTATTAATGGAAACTCTTCTTGAGCTGCCGCGAACCCCATCTCTGATGCGGCATCTTCACTCATGCCATCAGCTTTCGCTGCCTCTTCAACTTGTTTGCGGATTTTGTAATGCTCATCCACGTAGCCATCGCCCGTAATTTTGCCGGACCCCATTGGCTTACCAGCTTTTAACCATGCGTCTAACTTAGTCAACGCGCCATCAAATTCACCGCGTGTGAATCGGCGCATGACCTCAATAGAGTTTTCCCAGTTTTGCTGAACATTGGTTTGTGCGCTTGTTGTGCCAATCACGTCAGCAAACACATCTCCAAACCCTCCAAATTCTGCGCGCAATCTTTGGCGCATTTCAGAATACCAGCTTCTGTGATCCCAGATTCCTGCCGCTATAGGATCGCCTTGATCAACCCTCGATTTTAACTGCAAGACCTCCTCGACCATCTTATCTGAAAGCTCGTCCGCAGTTTTCGTTTGGTTAAACGAATATGGTATTTTTTTAAATTCTACTTCTGGCTGACCCTTTTTTATAACAACTTTGTTTATTTCGATGTCTGCCCAACCATCACTTTTTGGAAACTTACTTTTAGTATCTTTGTAATTCTTTTGAACAACCGATGGCTTTGCATTCACTTTTGTAGCTGCATCAACAACAAGCGCGCGTTCGCCAGGCTTTAATTTGTATCCTTGCGTTGTCCGTTCGCCACGCTCTACGCCTGTTGACCTTGTCGCATTGGCGGCTGTGTCAGATGGGGTTGCAGGTACGTCTACGTCTGATGTGTTAAAAACTTCTTCTGCATCCAATCTATCAAATGTAGTTTCAAGCCTACTCTTGCCAGCTTCTGTTAAACCGCCAGTTGGTGCATATGGGTTTTCACGTCTAAACAAATACTGAAGCTCGGTTCCTATACCTTTGCCCTGCATCTCTTGAACAACTGCTAATTCTGTTCCATTTTCTCGACCTTGAATATATCCAACTACATCTTCTTCACCTAAATCCTTGTTATAAGCTGTAGCGTAATAATCTCCATTTGGTCCTCTATGCAGAGTGACCCCATTAATTTCTTCATACCCTTGAACAACTTCAGAGTTTTTAGGTAGCATTCCATACATATCGCCCATACCTAAAGCAGGTCTTTGTTCTTCAGGTATAATTTTACCAGATGGATCGACCTCTTTAACGTAGGCGTCAAAAGTATCTATTTTTTTTGCGGATGGGGTTGGTCCTGCACCCATGCTTAATCGCTGTGCGCTTGAATCTGCAACTGCATTAAACGCATTTGCAAAATTTGAAGCTCCGGCCTTTAAAGCCATCGGAACGGCAGGCAACACAGTTGCTATCGCACCTCCTGCAACAGTTCCAATCCCTGCGCTTATTGCATTCTGTGTTTTATCAAAATCTGTTTGGCTGGAGCCGCCAGCGCCGGAGTCATCTTCAGGCAAATCTTCGGTCGCAGCAATGCTAATGTATTGCCGAGCTGCATCATCAATCGAGGTGTATGCGCCACCTTCAATGCCAGCTAAAACTGCCGCAGGCAACGTTGCTTTCAAGTAAGCTTTAATGCCTGTTTTCCCAGCTTGCTTTGCTGCTTGTCTTGCTAAAAATGCGCTACCTAAAGTTGCCAGGCCAAAATAGCTGGAAAGATCAGTACCCATGCCCTTTAACATACGCATGCTGCCATCCCAAGTGAAGTTTGGTAGCTGTGCATACTTTTGCATCAAGCTAAAAAGCGAAGCTCTTTGTTGAATAGGCGCGCCTTGAATCTTGTAGGCTGCCGTTCCAAGGTCAACAACGTTCCACTCAAGATACCCAGCTAATTCTAAACCCCATTCTGCAATGTCTTCGTCAGAAATTTCTGATTGATCTGGTGGCGGCTGGTTAACTAATTCTCCAATATCATCAACTGTATAATCATCCGGCAACTCAGGTTTTGCGAACATGCCATACAGGTGCCTGGCCGAACTAATGAACAGCTTATCTTTCAAAAGATTTGTGCTGGTAACTCGATGTGGCCGCTCAAGGGGATCAGTTGCCAAATCAATTTCAGCGTCTTGATTTTCTTCTAGATAATCAGTGTCATAATCTTTAGCTGCGATTGCTGCTTTTGTCTCAGGGTCAAAAGAGCTGATCTGTTCTTTGACTAATTCTTGATCAATAATCATCTATTTTTATCTCGCTCGGCTTTATCTTTCTCTTCTTTAGCTTTTAATTCCCCAGGCGTAAGCTCTTTAGCAGGCTTTTCTGGCTTTCCTTCAATATACTTTCTTAATAAAATTAGTTGGGCCATCTGAGAAGCAAGAATGCTGGCTTTGCCGCTATATGCTTGTCTTGTCTCCGAAACTGACGCCTCAACGTCTGCAAGCGTCCAATTTTTCAAATCTGTCGTCGGGCCATAGCGCGGCCTTACTAATTTATCTATGCTGTCTAATTTATTGATACTATCAAAGGCATTTTCAAAAGCCTTTAACACAGGAGTATTGTCTCTTATATCACTATTAAATTGGTCTATCACAATTGACGCGCGTTCTGAACTGCCAGGCACTAGGCCATCTAAAATGCCTTCAGCTTTCAAATAAGAATTAAGCACCTTTGTGAAACTCTGAATTTGTTGTGATTCTTCTGTGTTGTTTTTTCTACCTGCAATTCTGTTTTCTATATTTTGCAATGTTGCCAAATCTATCTTGCCAGCAATAAATTTGTTTTGAGTTTTTTGTGTAACGTCGTCTAAAGCTAATTGCGTTTCAGCATCAAAAATATCTTTGTAAGCATCTCGAACAAATTTCATATCGTTAATAATTGAATTGTCGATATTTTCTATTGCATCAATAATTCGCTTATAACCTGGTTCAGTTATTCGGCCCTCTACATACGCTTTTAAAATTTGGTTTTCATCAGGCAGTATGTTTTCAGGATTCTTTCGGTAGTCTGCAATTCTTTTATGAAAACTTAATTCCAATGTAACTTGTGCTTTTTTGGCGTTTTTTTCATCTCTGGCAGTTTGCTTATCAATGGTCGCAATTGATCTTCTTGCCAGTCTATCTGACAATTTTAAAACCTGCTCTTGGAGTGCTGTGCGTCGAGATGCGCTTAAAAAATTAAAATTTGCTGGGTTTGCGAGGTCTACAGAAAGTTTATCTGCTTGTCCTGGATCACCAGATTGAGTTACCTCAAGAATTCGTTGATCGACTGCATTCTCGTCCACATCTTGCCGAAAAGTTTGCGCAGTCTTTTGTCCTTGCTCCGCATTTAAATAACCCAGGTCTACTAAATTATCTATTATCCCAGGTATAGCAGCTTTATTTTTAGAAGTGTCGGCTGGCTTACCTAAAACTTTCTGAGAAAGAATTATTTGATCCGCTTTAGAAGCAGTTGCTAATTTAGTTTTGATTTGTTCTATACTATCAAGTGAAGATGCAATGTGTTCGCTGACCATTCTTTTTCGCGCTTCGTTTCTTACGCGAGATGTAATTAAAGAATCTTCTGTTGCGTAAACCGTTCCAATGCGCCTTTGCGTGACGCTATCAAAACTACCCGTTATTTTTTTTAATCTTTGCTGCTCAAGTTTTGACTTTTGAGCAATATAAACTTTTGCCTTTTCTGGATCATTCATAGCGTTTGCTACATTTTCATGCTCAAACATTGCTGCTTTGTAAGCTGTCTCAGTCGTTGTAACATCTGTCGCGCGCCGGATTTTTATTTCGTTAGCCATCCATCTTACACCAGCATTTACACCTGCCTCGCCAAATGCTGCCGTGGCGCGGCCAGGCGCTGCCACTGCGTTAGCATCTGCTTGAACTGTCAGTGGTCGAGCGCCTGTGTCGGCGGTGCGTAATGTTTGAGATATAAAAGTTTTTGGTATAATCATTTTTAAGCCATCATGCTTGCATATGCAGCTTTTTCACCGCCGCCAAGCAGCGATTGAAAAGCCTGAATTCTTGAAGCTTGTTTCTTTGCAGCGCCTTCCATGCGCGTCACATTAGCTTGCAACGTTGCGTTGGTTGCTTGCTCACGAAAAGCTTGTGCGTCCACTTTTGCGTTGTAAGTTTTGTACGCAATGTCTTCATCCGCATTTGCAGCGCTTTCCAATTGTACTGTCAAAGCTGTTCCAGTGTTTGCGACAACGTTATTTTTTCGATATGCAACACCTACTGTATCGAGAAATTGCGCTGCGGATTCTTCAAAACGAATGTTGTCACGATCTTGCGCCGTCATGCGCATCTCGGCTTGTTGCTCAAAAACTTTCGCGTTTCGATCTGCAATGGCCGCGTTGTAGTCCGCAATTTTTTTTGCAGCGTTCCCAGCTTTAATGCTACCAGCCGCACCTACAATGGCAGAACCGCCAGCAACGGCTGCATAAGCGGCGGCGCTCATTTAACTATAGCCATTCGCAAATAATCTTTTTGATCCGGCCCAAATTTGTGCATGAGACCCTCTTCCTTAAATCCTAAAAATTGTGCAAATCTCAAAGCTTGTTTCCAATCTGCGCGGACATTTATTTGCAAACGCCAATAGTTTCCAGCGCTTATTTCTTCTAACAAAACTTCTTTTGTTGCCCTGGCTATAACCATTGATGACTTACTCACTTCATCCGTAGATAAAAACCAACCTTCGCCCACGCCATCCCATAATTTGATAATTCCTGAACAAACCACAGGATCATCATCAATGAGCAACGTGACCGAAAATTTAGAATTCTCCATTAATCGAGCTTGATCAGTATCTGAAAAAGATTCTGTGTACCCTTGGCTTAAAATTGCTAAAGCATGGTCAGCTTCATAGGGTCGAATTTGGTAGTTATGCATCAAACGTGTGCATGCGCGCGTATATTGCTAGGACTGTCATCGGCAATGGCTGATCCTGCACGACTGCAATGTAGCCATCAGTGGTATATGAATCTTTGAATTCAATTTCTTTATCGCCAGTAAACAGATCGAGAGCCTGGCCCATTTCATCAGCACTGGATCGAAAAGGTATCAGGTCAAGATCGCTAGAATTTGAACCAACCTTTGCGCCGACTGTCTCAAAAAACCGAACTGTCACATCGTGAATGCGCTTAATTTTACCCTGGCTTGATCCTGTCGCCGAGCCACCTTCAATACGCATAGTTCTCAGAGTTGATGTGAATGGAAGGCCAATCTGAACTTTTGTTGCAGATCGATCCAATGCAATAGCGCCATTTGTTACATTTTTATTTGAGTGTGTTGCGCCGTTTGCCAGTATGGATACGCTCTGGCCTTCCAAATGGTCTAGTCCGGTGATCGAGGTGGTTGCGCTGCCGCTATACGTCAGGCCACTGTCTACAAAAAACGCATTCTCAACCGCACCAAAATCTTGAGGCATTAAATATTCAACATACCTTCGCGAAACTGAATTGATTGTTTTCTTTGTTAAAATCCAAACTTGATCTTCATCAAGATCGCCAGGAATAACTGCAACGGACTCCGCAAGCGCGGACCCTCCCAGATCGTGCTTATGCCAAGCAATCACATTTTCTTCTCTTCGGTACGTCATCCCCAATAACGCACCATCAGCGCGACAACACCAAACGACGTTGTCCGGCTCTTGCTGAATGTCCATATCAACAATGCCACCTTCAGTGATGTCTTCGGCAAGCAAAGTCATGTCAGGCGCTATATAACCATCAACATCAAAATTATAGACTAGCTCTCGTATTTTTCTTTGAGCGCGCTGGAGGAATAGCACAACGTTGCCTGATTGAACTGGTGCAACGGTTGATGTTCCGTACGTCGTTTGTCGTTTAATCTGAATACTTGTTGGCGTAATCGGTTCATTTGCGCTTGATCCCTGCGCAGCAAACTCAGCACCAGATGTGCCAATGATCAAAACCCTACCTGGAGACAGATATCTAATTTGGTTCACAGCCGTTGATGCAATTGTATAGATCATTGCATCGCCGTCGTCAGCTCCATCCGCGAACTGATCAAAGCCACCTGACTCGCTAAAGAAAACTGTTTGAGGTTGTTCAGTTGTACCAGCGTAAACTAACCGCTCTTCAAAAAAACAAATAGCTGACGGGTATCCAGTTGTTTCTGAGAACGCGCCCAGCGACCACTCATCGGTCGCTGTAAGCTTCCCAGCAATTGTAAAAGACGATCCAGCACTTTCCGCTGCTAGGTCATCGCTGGGTGAAACAAGAATAGTATCGTCGGTAACATCAACAATCAGATAATCACCATTGTTTGAGCTTGTGCCTGACACAGTTATTGTTTGGTTTACCGCGAAACCTTGATCTTTAAATCCTTTGGCAGTATCCAAAATTCGGTCATTATGCTCGGCATTTGTCGAGCTAGGATCGCCTTCAATAAAACTGATTGTCGATGCAACGTATTCTGGCAGAAGTTCTGATCGACCTTCTAAGTTTGGCTGAACAGTTCCAACAACTGTTGTTGCATTTGTTCTGCTTGTGATTTTAACCCAGCCTTCGTAAATCTTTACGAGGCGTCCGACATCTGTTGCCTCAAACAAATCTGCCGATGACGTGATCTGACAACTAGAACCTGTTCGTGCGTTTGCTGTTAACGTTGTGTCGGATGTGTTTTCATCCTGCATTGGTCCGTATTCAATTGGAGCGTCGGCGATTGTCCAGGAAGCATTGCCAGTTCGAGTTAACTTCTGTGGTGGATGATTTGGATGAACCATAAACATCGTGTCGGCTGATTGCGCAAACCGCACATTAAATAATTCTGCCTCAAGAAATGGCGTTACAATTTCATATATGCGATTTGCAACACCACCAGAACCGTACGTTGTAAAATTTGTGCTGTTGATGTTTGTGCCGTCTTTGTCTGTCAGCTCAAAAGTATTAGTCGATTTATTCTTAACTAAGTATCGCTTGCCGTTGAGTTCAGTCATTCCGGCAACAGATGAAATTGTAATTTCTTCACCGTTCGAGTAGCCGTGTGAATTTGCTGTTACGACGCAAGGGTTAGCTTTGGTTGCGCCAGAAATTGTTTTGTTGCCCTCAATAATTTGACCATTGTTTGTAAAAAACCTCATGTACAAATCGCCCATTTCGATTATGTACGTTTGGTCAGTATTGAATTCAAATGGTATAAGGCGTGTTGCTTTTGCGCTGGTTTTTACTTCCGCTGCAAAATAAGTGCCTGGTCGCCTGGTTGCACCACCATGCGGGTGGACCATGAAATTTGTGAGCTGAGTACAGCCATTGAAATATTTTGTAAGGTCTGTTCGTCCATCAAGCCGACTGGATAACTGCCCAGCGGTAAAATTGGTAAACGCGACTGATGCCCGTGCCATCTAGAGACGAACCGTTGTGAAATTATCTGAAACAATTTCGGCAGGCGTACCTTCTGTCGCATCTGCAAACCTAGCTTCTGATAATTTCAAAAGATATAAGTTCCAGAGCTGTTCTGTTAACGTGCTGCTATTTGCAAGTGAGTAGCTAATTTCATGCGCCATCCGCGCAGACAACGCTTCTGTGAACAGTGAGTCATATTGATTTGCGTCAGTTACTTTACCGACATAACGAATGTTCACCGTTGATTCATCCGTTAATAAATTTCGACCTTCAATAACATATGTCACGCCAAGGTTTACTTCCCCTTCCACATCTAAAACTCGCAGGCAGTAAGGGTCGGTGGGCAAAGCAAACTGAAAAGCAAATTCGTATGCAGGGGCATCCGAAAGCTGTGCCAGGCTTGCTCGGCTAATTAAACAATTCCACGGGTGTGCGCGTGACACTGCATCGCGTACAAACTCAAACCGTTGATTGCAAATGCGGCCTGACTTTGAATCCTCAGTCAGAGATATAATGTTACTTGCGCCAATAACATTTAACGCACTGTTACAAATATCGACTTCACTTGCCATTTATATTTTCCTCAAAGAAAAAGGGGAAGCCGAAGCTCCCCCTGTTCCATGTCGAGTTAATCCACAATGTACGTAATTGTGAATGCAATCGTACCCGCTGCATCGCCAGCGGCGTCATGCTTGAGACCAATGAAGTACTGAAGATTTGGATCAGCACTGAGGCCAGCGTCTTGGAAGACTTTCTGGCCGTGTTTGTCTAGGTCGCGAGCTTCGTAGGCCACTTCAGTGCCAGGCATAGCAACTGCTCCGCGCAATGCGGTAATCGCTGATGCATAGCAGTCGTCATCGACTGCCGTTACATTACCATCAGACGTGTAGAGACCTACGTCAGTGGTAATTGTGGTGCCAGTATCAATGTCATCGTGTGCAAGTGTAATTGAAATTACAGATGCATTTGATGGCACTGGTGCCAACATGATTGTGTCTCCGGCTGAAAAATCACCAGCAACACATTCGACAATCCCAGATGCAACGCGCATTGATCCACCAAGCTGGTGAACTGGGCTTGATACGCTAGGTACAGCAACAAAGTTTGCTGCAAGCGTTCCGTTAATATTTGCCATGTTGCTATTCCTTATGCCGTCTCATCAATGTCGATCTGAACAACTTTGTCTTCTTCCATGCGGGTCGCGCCAATGCTTTGGCAGTAGTAGACCTGAGTGGAGTAAGATTTGTCAGAACGCTCATCAATGCGTGATGTAACATCTTTGCCAACTGCCATAAGAATGGCGTCGTTTTGAAAAGCAAAGCATGTTCGAATGTTCCCGACTTTCGTCAGGCGTGTGCTGGTATGAAATTCGAAACCGAGAAAACTCGAAATCGAACCTTGGGCCAAAGCTTTTACAGTGTTGAAATCTGAACTTTTAATTTCAGTAGTATTCAACAGTGCAGACATACCTTCTGGAGAAATAACAATGTGTCGATTTTCTGGATCAACATCGTTTTCATCCATTGTGGTTTTAGCTTCAAGCAGTTTAGCCAACGTCATGTTAGCGCTGCCTTCAGCAATTTTTTGACCCGCTGGCAACTCTGTCGAAGTTGCGCCAGATTTGCCAGTAAGAGATGCACCAGTTGCGGCTGCAATGATCACATCGTCTTGTGCGCGACCCATTGCGTACGCGGCTGCGCGAGCATAGGTCGATGTTGGATCGATAAGCATTTTGACTTTGTCAGAATCATCGATCAGGTCAGCCCACTCATACGTCGTCATTGTAACCATGCGACGGCTGTGAGGAGTTTCAACGAGTGGTGTATCCCCGTGTCGAGTCGTTTTGGCAATTGCGGCTGTTGATCCAATCTGATCAAAGAAAGCCTTTTCGCCTGTGACGGACTCTTCACGAACAGCACCGCGAAGCTTCGAACCTTTTTGCTGTGCAAGCAGGTAAACGTTCGAGGAGAACTGCTGACTAAAAGCAGTCGTTACTTGAGTTGACATTTGTCACTCTCCGTTTTGGTTTAAGATAAAGGGTTTTTTTCGACCAGCTATCCCGGAGATCAGGACTGAATCTTCACTTAACGAAATGATACTCGACGTTGGCTCGTCAGCTTTTGGACTGTTACCAGCTACCCACAGATCAATCTGTATAGATAAATCCGTATAATCGTGATCGCTCTTGAACATATTCATTATGTTGCGGGTGATTGCGATCCCAGAGCGGCCCATCAGGTCGCTCAATTTCTAATAGTTTTGATCTTGCATCATCAGGAGCCATAGTTCCTTCAGTGCGCTCCATCCCAACCAGCTCATCTTCAGACACTTTTGAAGAAATAAAGTCGGCCAGGCTCACAATGGTTTTAATAAATTCTGGGTTGTCGCCAAGGCGTGATCCATCTTGCATCTGCATTTCAGACAAACCTTCAGAACCAAACTGGTTTAACAACGCACCAGCGTTATTAATGTGGTCTTCGTACTTACCACCAAATTCTGTTTTTAGTTCTGCTATCGTTTGCTCTTGCGTTGCAACCATCACCTCTTCTAAATCAACGTTCTGTGATCCTGACATCTCGTTGTATGCAGATAGAAGTTTTTGAGCTTGCGCATTATTTAGACCAATTTCATGCGCTGTATTTTTAAACCAACCGACCAGCTCCTCGTCTGCCCCTTCGCCTGGCTCAAGTGCATAATTGTCAGCGGCGTCTGGTCTGCCAAGTTTCTCATAGACTTGCGCCCAATCATCTTCACTGGACGCTGCTCCTGGTATAACAACCTTATCTTTGCCGATCATTGATGAGGCATTCACATATGCCTTGGCTAAGTTTTCTACATCTTGGATCGGCGCTAATGCTGAATGCTCTCTTAAATCTTCTGGCAAGCTTGCCCTAAAATCAGAAATCGCCTCAGACGGGGCTTCCGCTTCCGCAACCTCCGCTACCTGTTCTTCTGACAATGTTATTCTCCTTCTGTTTGTTTCGGTTGGTCTCTTATCATTTGCTCAATAAACAAAATGGCAGTTCGCTGGCCCTCGTTATATGCAGTGACGTATGGATCGGCGTCGAAAGATGTGCGGCTTTGATGACACCGCCGTTGCAAATCTTTCAACACGATTTGTCCGTTGTCACTTTTAAACAATGCTCGATAAGTTACTCGCATACCTTCTCGGCTTTTCTCTAAAGCCGTTAATTGCTCCTGCTCATCCATGTGTTAAAACTCCTGGTTTCCTTGTTGCAAAACCTTCATTGCTGGTGCCGCTGCGCCCATCGCCTGGGCTGTTTGCATGGCTTCTTGCTGTTGTTGCGCCTGTTGCTGTTGGTTTGACCGCTCTTCGCGCTTCAGCATTACTTCCGCTTCGCCTTGGCTCACCCTCGCTGGCACATGCAGAACGTTCAGTAGGTGACGGACCATGCCGTCCATGTCGATGTGATCGAAGACTGTCGGATCAATTGACGCGGCAGGCGATAACACTTCAAACATGCGCATTACTGATTGCAGATCAGACTGGCGTTGAGCGCGCGCAAGAGGTGAGACGTATTCAATATCAATGCGTGTTTCGCCAAGTATCTCCGGCGGCATTGGTAGTTTGTTTTTTCTAACCATTATGCCAAACACTCGATCAATCATCGGCTGAAGTAGTTCAGCTTGTAGCCGACCTAGAACTGGTCCAAGCATGCGCATTTTTTCTTCGGTGCGAGAAACAACTTCTGTAGCTGTCATCTGCGGACCAACACCAAGCGTCAATTGATCGACGTAGTATGCTGCGCGGATAGCTTGCCTGCGCTGCTCTTCTAAATTCAAACCAAGCGGATTGTTTGCGCCGATGTTCAACGGCTCAATACGATCTCGCGTTCCTGATCTGTAAAAGTTTAAACCCCCAGGTCTGGTGCGGACTGGCAAGATAAAGCCATCGTCTGGAACCATCAAAGGTGGATCAACCTGCTTCTGCGCAGATTTGATGGTTACCTCTGACATGCGATTTATCATTTTCACATCGGGTAACGCTGTCATTGACGGGCTTCTGCCGTAATTTTTTTCGAACGAGCTTTTTAGAAAACGCGGCGTCAAATATGGCATTTCGCGGAAACCGCTTTCGCCAAGCACAATCTTTTGATCTGGATCAAAATACATGCTCGCAAACGGCATGTTCTTTGAGTCTATTCTTTCAGCATCCCGATCTGTTCGCGGCATCACAACGTGAACAATTGTCACTTCTTCAAATGGGTCTTTTTTTAATTTGCGTTGCAGCTTTTCGCCGATGTTCTCTTCGCCAAACTGCAAAGCACATGCGCGAACTGGCAACTGAAACTTTCGATATACTGTATCAACTCGGCCTAGATTGTTCTCAACAAGAAAACATTCTTTCATGTGCCGCGTTGAAAATCTTACATCAAGGTCGGGGTCTTCTTCGACAAAACAAACACCCGTACCAAAAACAACCAGGTCCATATAGAGTTCATGTATTTGCTCGCTGAAGTTTGAACGCTGGAACGTTTTGTGCAAAAGGTCAGTGACCTCTTCAAGATACTCCTTGGCTTCATCATCTTTATTAAATTCTTCATCACGATATCGCAGATCAAACCAAGGCGAATATGGATTGGTCAGCATGCCATGCAAACTAGCCGCTAACATCTCAGACGCATGAATAGCTGTGCCATCAAAAACCAGCTCCATGCGCTTGTCGCCTGGCGTACGCCGGACATTGATGTCAGCCTTGCGCGGCAAAATATATTCAGCCAGTTGTTGCCAGTGATATTCCCACTGGCCGCGCTCGCTCTCAAGTTTGGAAAGGCGCTTTGCTAGGCCAATGGCTCTATCGTCAATCTTGTTCATTAATCACCCAGCTTTGCTTTGGTGGTCTCGCCTGCAACACTACCAAGCACACTTGAAGATAACCTGCGCGGAACGCCGCGCTTGACGGTTGCCTTCTTCTTTTCACCATCAATGTTATCGCCGATCTGAACCGCTGCCTTTGGTGTAACCACAGGATTTGGTGTAACCGTTGGAGCTGGTGCGGGTTTTGCGCCGCCAAAAACTCTACCCATTTTAACCTTTCAAAGTGCCGCCAAGCAGTGACGCGCTGGAGACCTTTTCTTCTGTTGTTAATCCGGCACCGCCCGAAACAATTGCTGCCGATGAACCCTTGCGGCGCTTCAAATCAGATCGCAAAGCATCTTGCACATCAGTGGATGGCGCATCGATAGCTGGTGGCGGTGGCACAGGTGGTATTGGAGGTGGCGTAGCGGTCTTGGGCATAAGAAAACTCATAACGATACCTCAAATGGATTATAATTATTATCTGCCATGATCTGTGGTGGCCCCCGGCGATCATCAAATTTGTTTAAACCAACGGCGCAATATCGAAACGCGTCCGCTGCATGGCTTGCCCATGTGTGTACAGGCTTGTCTCTAAAGCGCCTGGAGCGCTCATCGTATGCAAAATGGTACGCGCGCATCGCGTCTAAACCTTCTTTGCAAGCAGATCGATCAAACCATGCCATTGGGATTAGAAGCCTGGCCGCATGCAGCCCATCGTGAATAGAAATCCTCGGAACAATCTTGAACGTCAGTCCAAGCTCGTATGCCACTTCACGTCTACTGCGTCCGCTGGATATCTCTCGTACTTCAAGATCATGCGGCCCATAATGGCTTTGATAGACGTAATCCTTGTCTTGCAAAACCGAAACGTAATGCGGCAAGCCTTCTCCGCGAGCTTGATAATAATCAATAAAATGCACTGAGCGGCCAACGCGCTGAGAAAACCAAATTGCAGTGTAATCGTGCATGCCGATATCCCACCACGTCTCAACAGGGAAGTTAGGATCGTACGGTACTTCCGTAATGCGGCCATCCTCAGATGCCTTCTGCAATTCTTTGCCCCACACAGCGCCGCTGATATTCGCTGTCCAACTGCACTCAAATTCTTGATTGTATTGATCCTCTGACATGCTGACGCGAGCCGCTGCCAGCTCGTCTTCATCAACAATGTTTGTTTCGCTTGCTCGGTAAACTGCCTGGCCCCAGCCGTCAGTTGCTCCCGCTGTCTCAAATAAATCGAAAAAGAAATTGTGTCCTTTTGGTGTTCCAATAAAAAGGCAGCTACCCTTCCTGTCAGACAACGCCGGACGAATTACTTCAGGAAATAAACTTTCTGGGCAATCCGCAACCTCGTCGATCACGCACATATCTAAATAAATGCCGCGCAGGCTGCTCGGATTTTCTGCGCCTAACAATTGTATTCGAGCGCCGTTGGAAAAGTCTGCGCGCAATTCCGTCTCGTTATACTGCATGTCAGGAATGTTTGCGCAGTAGTGTTTTAAGTAGTCCCAGGCCACCAACTTGGCCTGCACCCTGGTTGGTGCAATGTAGGCCAGCCGAGGCCGCTCTTTCGGCTCTAAAATCGCTTGCTTGATTAAATGGTTGATCGCGCAAACCGTTTTGCCAAAGCGTCGATGGCACAAAACAACGTTGAAACGCTCCCCGTCGATCAGCTCATGCAGCTCTGCCTGAAGCGGCCTTGGCGTGTACGGAATCTCAATATTTACATTTTTGGGCATAACGCTCCTGTGCGTTTAAGCTTTTGGCTTTTTCTTCTTAAAACCCTTTTGCATTAGCGAATATGATTTTGGGCTGATCGTGCTTTTGCCTTTTGGGCGGCTGGTTCCAGCCGCTTTTCTGGCGTTTATGTTTGCGTAGAGACCTGGCATTTAATCCTCGTGTGACTGTTCGCCGGACCTATATTTAATATTAAGTCGCGGTCGCTTCTGGGGGGGTGGGGGGTGCTTCGATAGCAGAAAAACAAAATGTTTTTCGGCGGCATTAAGCACCAGGCTGCGGACTGGCCGCTGACAATATCCCCTAACCCGTTGATATTGCTGGACAAACCGTCAGGCTATGAACCTGACATGCCTACATGTTCTTGATCTGTTCGCGCTCCGCGCGCGCGATCCGCGTCAGCAATGTCTTCAGACAATCCGTTATCAGCTCGCTCACCTTCACAACAATCCTGCACCACACGCTTACATGCATCGCATTGCACATGTCCGTTAACGTGGCTGAACCGTGTCTCTGCACCACACCAAGGGCATGGCTGTATGATATTCCTAAGACACTTCAACAACGCTACTTCCCCAGGTCAATGTGATACCTGATGGCGCATCGCTGTCATCCTTTCGAACGCGTAAGCCTTGGCTCTGTACCTGCCTGATGAACTTATCTTTGTAGTCTGCCTCAAGCCTGCGACGATTAACTTCAGCGGACGCAAGCTTGGGATCGTCTGGCAATGGCATCTCAATCAAATCAATGATCTCATCTCGCAACCGCTCGGCACGTACCGCCTGCGCTTTGCGATACATATCGTAAGCATCCTCATTTTCTTGTATGTGACGCAACACTGTGCGATCAGATGGAAGCTTGGCATCCTCACGGCAGATGCGAGCCAACGACCTGCCTTCGGCCATCAACTGACATATCTTTTCAAACACAGACTTTTTTATGCGCTCACGCTTTGCCACGGTGACCTCAAAAGAAAGCCCCGGCGCAAGGCCAGGGCAAGTTGACAGGGAAGAAAAACGATTGGACTTGTCCAACGTTAATAAAAACATACCACATTTCGTACGTTTGGCAAACGTTTTCGTCTATATTTTGTACCATAATTCCATGATGGCTTGCTCAAACCTACGCTTCACCGTCTGCGCATGCATGCCCGTTAACTTACCGATCTTCGTCCAAGCAGGCCCACGCGTCCTGCGCGCCGCTGAGTGCGCAACAGCCCATACCAATTTTCGGTCAGAATCGTCCATAATTTGTGTCATGTCCAACGCCTGATCGTAATCACCAATCTCTTGAGTATTTGCCCCGCCAACCGTCAACACTGCATCGTTGTAACCATACGCCAGTTCTGGGTCATCAGCGTAAGTAGGCCAGCAACCTTTAGCTCTCAAATCATAAGCCCTTGGCAACTTGCGTTCAGTCTTCGCAGCCTGGAAGAAAAGCTCAATCAAATCGTCAACACCATTAATCTTCATAATCCTACCTCCCCACTATAAATGTTGATTCGGACACCGCATTCCCGCAACCCTATAGGGTTTTGCGGTGTTTGCGGTGTGTACTCCGCATACCCGCGCACACCGCTTTTCGGTGTTTGCGGTGTTTGCGGTGTTTGCGGACCCATAACCAAACGCTGCGAAAACTAAATATATCTGACGAATGGTTCTGTTTATCCGCGTACAAATCATACGAAAGTGATCCATCTGACCAGCGTATCCATGCAGATATTGGTACTGGTTTAGACATCAGATATTGCCCAGATGTGAGTTTCATCACGCATCAAAAACTCATCTGCAACGAGGCCATCTAACGCCCTATTGAACGCTGTAGATTTGTGCTTTGGATCGTTTGTCATGCGAGCGTATGCACTGTGGCGCAGTTCACTCTCAACAATCACACGCACTGTAGGCCCATTGGCACCTAACACCTGCCGAGATGGTGCGCCAGACAACAGTTGTTGTGCGACGTTGAATAAAAGCTTTTGCTGCTTGCCATTCGGCCTGCGCTCTCGCTTGCGCCCACTTGGTGCATCCTCTTCGGTCACAACACAGCTCGTAACTGCCTTGCCACGTTGATTATGCCCCAGCTCTATAACTTCAAGCCCGAAATGAAATTCGCCTTCACACTCAATCTCACGCTGTTTAGACACTGTAGCAGTACTGACGTTGTTTGATTTCTCAATCTCGATCTCTGTGTCCGTTGCAGCGCGCAGCGCTGAACTGCCCCTGGCACCTGCTTCCTTAGACTTGCCACTATGGTGAATAAGCATAACGTGCGCGTTTGTTACTTGTCTCAGCCGATCAGCATTTTTAATCACAGCATTCATATCTTCTGCCG